AAACACTTGATGACAGCACTAAAGAAAAAAAGAAAACCAAAAGAGAAACAAATCCATAGGGTATATTGCACAACCTTCCCCAACGGCAATTACTATATTGGTTACTCAGGCAAACCGCAGCGTTTGTACGAAAAATATTATGGAAGCTCTAAATATGTTTTAGAGTATGAAGGTGAACTTAAAAAAGAAACTATTGCAGAATTTGATAAAAAATCTCATGCTAAAATGCAAGAGTTTTTATTCCAATGGCAACAGCGGCATGATCCAAATTGCTTAAACTCTATGTTGAATATAAGATTAAACAAGGAACCTCTTTCTAGTTTTGTTCCTATTAATTGGACACCTAAAAAATTAACCAGTATTGATGATAAACAGCTTGACATATTTGAAAATATCATTTACAATGAGTAATACAATCAAAAAAGGAAACAAATATTATGAAAATCAATGATGTTGTGTCAGTAGTAACTCCTGCGGGAGAGTTTATTGGCAAGTTAGCAGATCAAACTGATAGCAGAATTAAACTAAAAGATCCTCGTATGCTTATTCATGCAGGAGAAGGTATGGGTTTTGCTAGAGGTATTGCTATTAGTGGGCGTGAAAATCCTGCTGAAGTAGAATTCTTTGCTTCAGGTGTTGTGTTTATTACACCTACAAATGATGATGTAGAGAAAGCATACCGTAAAATGACAAGTGGTATTATTTTATAATGGAGAGTGATATGATTAAAGATCAATATATTCAGCAATTGCGTTCAGGCACTCGCACAATTACATTTACTAAGGTAGATGGAAACGAGCGCGTAATGAATGCTACACTACAAGAAAGTGTTGTCCCTGCCACTGAAGGCAAACGCACTGCACCAGTATCAAATTTAGTTGTATTTGATACGGACAAGCAAGAATGGCGTTCAGTAAGAATTGATTCTATCAAATCCTTTGTATGAAAGTAACAGTCATAGGAAATGGGGTCTCTAGGACCCCTATTCCTTTAGATAAGATACCCGGTATAAAGATAGGGTGTAATGATATTTACCGTGAATATTGTGTAGATTATTTGTGCGCTGTTGACTATGCAATGTTAAAAGAAATACATGAAAGCGGTTATGATGGTGCAGTGTACTATCGCCATTTTAGTCTCAAACGGCAAGGGCTAGAACCTAAAGCTAATTGGCACTCGCCGTATTTTATGCAAAACAATAGTAGCGGTCATGGTGGCATTGAACTGGCTGCATCATTGAAAGCGTCTCAAATAGACCTACTAGGATTTGATTGTATAATAGGTAGAGTATACGGCACAGAGTCAGCAACTTATACACCCCCCTCAAACATGATGATTTGGATTAACTCTTTGATCTATATGGCTAAAGTGTACCCTATCCGTAGAGTTATCGGTGAGAACTCACTAGATATACCTGAAATACCTTCAATAACCGTAGAAAACTATCTAAAAGAGCTTGACAAATAGCTATTCCTTTGATATACTATATAAGTAAACACTAAAGGAGTCCTTAAATGGCTATAGTTAAAAGATCACGCAGCACATATGTGATGCCAGAACCCAAGTGGGCAGAGTTTAAACTGCTCACCGAAGAAACTGACCGAGAAACTGCATTGAAACAATGTTTGTATTTTGTTCATTATGAGATACAAGACAAAGCAGGTATTATCCATCTAAAGAAATGGATGAGAGCCAATTGGAATAAAACAGATGTGGATAAAATACTATCTATGTCTGATTCTACTTTCTATAGCGTATCAAAATATTTTTACTGTTGGTCTAAATTAGGTTGGTTGACACAATCAACTATAAACTGGCTTGAAGCACAAAAATATATTTGGATAGAAAATTCATCTAAGGTTGTTGTAGCTGAAGATGATGAAGATATTACATCAGTAGCTAAAGTTGTGAACATTAGAAATAATCTTAGTGATTTTATGAATAGCATTGATGACTCATTGACTTCTATTATGACAGGTAGTGTATTCACAAACATACCAGGTTTTATTGCTGGGTATAAACTTAATGCATCTGAAATGCAGAAAGCGGTTACTAATATTGATTTGATGTCTTTAGAGTTTAGAGAATTGCAAGAGGCTAGACAAAAGCCTGAGCGTGACGATATGGATGATCAGCTTATTGAAGGATATTCACATATCAAGAAATCTATTATAACTTCAGTAATTGCATTTTTTGATGGTTTACAAATTGGTCTGATGGAAACTAAACAGGCTAAAAAAATAACAAGAATCAGACGTAAAAAGCCAACTGATAAAAATAAACTTGTGCGTAGGTTAAACTATACTAAAGATTATCCTGAACTCAAATTGTCTTCTATTGATCCTGTTGAGATCATCGGAGCATCTGAAGTATGGGTTTATGATTTTAAACGTAAACGAATAGGTGTGTATGCCTCTGAATATTCTAACACACTAGGTGTTAAGGGAACTGGTATTGATAACTATTCAGTCAATAAATCATATGAGAAGACATTGCGTAATGATGATCTTATTAAATCTTTTATGATTTGTCGTAAGAATGGTCTACATTCATTCATGGATAAGATAACTGGTAAGAAGTTTCCAGTAAAGTCTAGGGTACAGCCTACAATGGTGTTGTTGAAGGTGATATCATGAGCAAAGGTCTAATAGTTATAGACTTCAATCAAGTAGCTATTGCTACTTTTATGGGCAATGTTGGATTTGGTTCTAACAGTGACATTGAAGTAGACTTGCCTCTGTTGCGACACATGATCATCAATACCATACGTTCATATCGCACAAAATTTGGTGCTGAATTTGGTGAACTCGTTATTGCATGTGACAACAGGCATTATTGGAGACGCACAGTTTTTCCATACTACAAAGCAAGTCGCAAGAAAGAAAGAGAAGAATCAAAATTTGATTGGAGTACAATATTTAATTCTCTATCTATTATTAGAAGTGAATTAGAAGAGTATTTTCCTTATCCTGTTATTGATGTATACGGTGCTGAAGCCGATGATGTTATTGGTACACTTGCTGAGTATAGTCAGACAATAGGGGAATCTGATAATATGTTTGAGGATTCAACACCAGTGCCTTTTTTGATTATCAGCGGCGACCATGATTTCAATCAGTTGCAAAAATGGTCTAATGTAAAACAATATTCGCCTGCATTTAAAAAGTGGATTAAGATAAAAGAATCTGCTTCTCGTGTTCTCATGGAACACATTATCACAGGTGATAAGGGAGATGGCATACCTAATATGTTATCACCTGATGATTCGTTCGTGAATAATATTCGTCAAAAACCGATTCGTAAGAATTTGTTGGAAGAATGGAAATCAAAATCACCTTCCGAATGGATAACAGCAGATATGTCGCATGGATATAATCGCAATCAAACGCTAGTTGATCTAAGCAAAACTCCTCAAGACATTAAAGATGCTATTATACATATGTATGTAAAACAACAAAACGGTGACAGAAGTCAACTTTTAAATTATTTTATTAAAAACAAAATGAAAGGTATGATGGATGTTATTGGTGACTTCTAATTATTGGAGAAGATAATGGCAATAAAATTTAGACAAACTGATGAAGGGTTTACATGGGTATTTAAAGCACCCACCGTACCTGAACAGATAAAAAGATTGAAAGAATGGGCAGCAACAAATCAAGCACTCGTACCTATTGTTCGTCTCGGTGTCGGTGCTGAAAAACCTAATTGGAATCTGCCTGAAGGTATGCCCAATATTACTAAACTACAAGAAGACATACCAGATGGCATGGGACAGACTTCTTTACAGCTAGAATGGCGTAGAATAAAAGGATTTATTGATCCAGGTAGTAATATGAACAAATTGTCTACAGTGAAACGCGAAGCACAATGGGTAAATATTTTAGAATCAGTGCATTACAAAGAGGCTAGAATTTTGACAGCAGTCAAAGATGGCAAATTGCTTGAACTGTATCCTGAATTGGAATCTTTGTTGCCTGGTTTAGTTATTGCTGAATATAACAAACCCGAAACTAAGAAAAAGTCTAACATTACTAAGAAATTGAAACTAATATAATTGGTAAATTTATTATGAATAATATTGTCAAGAAAGAAATGGTAACACTGTCAATGCAAGAACTCCAACCTTACATTAAAGATGATGTTGTGCGACCAAATATTTCTATTTACACTAAGATAGGTCCAGGTAAAAAAACATTTGCTTTGAAAGAAGGTGAAAAGATACTAGCAATAATGTGTGTATCTTATGGCTACGCTACACCTGTTAATGAAGAACAATTGAAAAAGGGAACTGGAGATAATCTTCATAATTATAGTATTAGTCCACTTGATAAGACAAACTTTTTCATAACACCATATACGTTGTGGTCATATGCACCTGGCATGGGTTCAGAACTTCTTAAACAGTTTATTGCTAGTATTAAAGAAAGTTATTCTACTATCAATATCAGTCTTTGGCCGCGAATAGTAACAATGTCACCTAAAACACCTGTGGCTACTAAATTTCATTTAAAGAATGGAGCTAAATTGATAAGTGAAAATGAAGAATCGAATAGCTTTGAGTATTTTATTCGGTGAGTCTATAAGGATCGTACTTTGTGCCTAACTGATAACCGTCAGGCACAGGGTCGGTGTGTGGAATAGATGTTACTTTACCATTAGGTCCACATATGTATTTGTAAGGTACCCTTTGTCTTCTTTTCTGTGACATCTTTAGTTTAGTTGACAATTTTTGTTTACGCCCATACATGTTATTATCTTCACCTCGGTATTTTCCTGTATGGTTTTTGCTGATTTTCTTTTTATGTTCCTCTGTTAAACCATCTTTGTGAGGGTGTGCCTCTTTGACTCCCTCACCAATTTTTCTTTTGGTTTCTTCAGTGTGTTTGGTTCTAATTCTTGCTTTATCAACAGAAAATACAATGCCTTCTTTTGCAGCAAATTCACGCAATACTTCAACCGCAACAGCTCTCCTAATCAATTCTCTTGGTTTAGGAATCTTGTCTACGTCTTTGGACTCTACTAGATAGTAACCATTTTTGGTGTTAAATATAAAATATACTTTATTCATATATCTTTAGCTTTTGATCCGATTAATTTTCTTGGCATAATTAACACACGAACGCCACTATATGTTTTTCCTCCAGATTCATAGTTTCTTCCAGCGGTGTATCTTGCGGCAATAATAGTTGTATAATCACCAGCCATAAATTCTTCTACGTCAGGATTATAACTCGCATGTGCAGTAAAGTCTAATTTATGTTTGTCGCCAGCCTTTGAGAATTTAACATCGCCTTGACCAATCAAATGAATATTATCTATTCCATATTTTTTTTCGCCAAATTGTGGACCATATACAGCTTTGCCAATAAGTAATTTGTCTTTAACAACTCGCATAAAACGCTGTTTGGCACCAACAACATCAGAATGAAACTTGGTCAGCATTTTCAAAAAATCAATAACATTTTTATCCTTAGAAATTGACCCAGATTTTGCACCATCAGCTTTTGTTGTGATACCACTATATTGCTGAAATCCACTGGCATCTCTTCCCATCTTGTGTGATATAAAACACACATCAACAAACTTCTTTTTCTTGCCATCGTACATAACTAGTGCTATATCTGCTTTAGGTGTGCCTTCAACTTTGTTGGCTCCACAAACATCTTTGAATGTGTGTTTGCCGGCTACAATAGTAATTGGTGTGCCTATCTTAGCGATATAGCCATTAATTTGTATTAGTACGTCTAATTCACCTCTCTCAGTAGGAGTTGGTGAATTAAGTGCATATGATTTATCCAAATCACGCATTTTGTATAATAAGCCATGGACTTTTTCTGAGCCTGCCATTTTACTCTCCGTCTTTTAATGATTACACTATTTATATAAACAATAACATCTATAAGCCATTGATTTCATTAGCAAAAGAAAGTTGAAATAATGCTTGACTTTTTGACAAAACCCTGTATAATACTTGTATAAACTGATGAAAAGAGCAAAAATGCACACAAAACGTAAGTTATTGATTTCATTGGTAAAAGAAATTTCAGATAATGCTTGACTTTTTAGAAAAACTACTGTATAATACTTGTATAAACTGAAAAACACAGAGGATTAACATGGTTGTCGAATACACTTTACAAGTTTTCAAAGCTGATCACCGTACAAAAACGGGTGACCGCTTGTTCACTACAATGTCAATAATGGCAAAGGATGACAATCAAATGCGCGGTATTGTTGCTGCGTACTTTGATATGTATTCGCCAGATCAAGGTTGGAGATACGAATGGTGTCCCGCTAAAAGAACTGTTAAGAATTTGATGACAGGCAAAGATGTTGAAATAGATTATGACACGCCTTGGTGTTGTAATCCTTCTTCTGAAACTTATTGGAGTATGTAATAATGGAAAAAATAGACGAGCGTCATGGCGGTCCTTATGACCGCGGTTCGGCAGATTGTTACTATGGTCGTGATATGCTTCCTCACTATTTTGAGGCTGAAACTGGCATGTCCCCTATCGTTGAACAATTGCACATGAGCAAAGGTGATATTGCCGCTTATATGCAAGGTTATTCTGATCAAATTGAATCTGGTGTGAGGAAATATAATGTTTGACTCTTATAGTGCTCGTTCTACAACGTCCCTGACTGGTGCCCGTCTTTCCAATTGGGAAATATCAAATGGTATGGATCGTCATGAATTGACGAATGCCAAGGCTGTCTTAGAAAGATTTGATACCAATCGCAAAATTGTTAACTTTAAACCTACTACGTTAAGCAATATTTTGCGAAGTGAAAAACTTATATCCTTTGATATGCTTGCGCGTAATGTTATTGAAGAAAAGGTTTTTGATAGAAATTCACCATGTGAGGTAGGTTCTTCTGGTAAATATCGCATTCTCAAAATAGA